AGATTCCGACGATTCTGTGCAAGTGTATTCGTGCGTACCTGGATTACTCGCGCAAGTATTCAAAGAAGGACATCTGGGGTGTTTTGCCACCGTACTTCAAGTCTGTCCAGGCACAGGTGGCTACGGTGACCAACCCGCTGCAGCACTTTTTGGCAAGCGACAAAGTGGTGTACGGACCAGACAAGTGTATCCCGCAGAAGCTGTTTGTCCAGATTTTCAACCAGCATTGTCAAGAGAATGTGCTCGGACGGTGCAAGTTCAACGAAGACATTTACGCGGGTCCGTTTTCGTCTCGAGAAATTGATGTTCGGAGCGGGTCAATGACCTACCGAGGCAAGGCGTATGCAAACCAACGTTTCATCCACGGTATCGATACGATTGAAGAGAACTGTCTGGGTGCTGACCTAGACGTCTAGGACTTTTCCCGTCTGCGACGGGAAAACGCTCCACCAAAGGAGGCGGACAACGGGCACTCCGTGCCCCTTGGACTGAAGGTCTAAGGACCAAGAACTACAAAACTGTAATGGAAACTATGACTGCTCTGTTTGCCGCATGGGAAAATACGATTGAAGAGTACAAGAACCAGCCGAATGTCGAGATTGAGATTCGGCTGGGCAAGGTGAATCGTGGCAAGTTTGATACAAATGTCGGTCAGGCTACGTTTGAACGGGCACTTCGCCGGCTTAGGAAATACGAGGGGTGGGAGTCGACAAACGAGAGTCAATCGACTGTGTACATGGATACAGCGGCTGGAAAGCGTGTCGTCATGAATGACATTACTGACGAGATGGAGTCGTGTGTCATCAAGAAACGGATCCTCGTGAATGACCAGGTACTTGATGGGTTTCCGGTGGATGTACGTCTGGGTATTTCCTCAGAGGTGCCATACGACCGTGATGATGACACGGAAGAGAACTTTACACGAGTCAAGAAGCGTAAGCGGTACTCGTTCGTACGCAAGGGTCTTTCGATTGACCTGTCCGAGGTGAGCGGTGACGCAGACGATAAGGATTCCGAGGATGTGACCGAGTACCAGATTGAGCTCGAGATTCTTAACCCGCCAGTGAATGCAGCAGAGCGACACCAGGTGTTTAACATCGTGTACAAGATTTCGGACATTTGCAAGATTCTCTAGTCTTTGAGCAGGACCCGCATTTCCGTGTAAAATGAAGCATTCGATGTTGTTACATGCGTACCGTGTAGTGTCATCGTCTCTATAGTGTGCGCGCGTTCGTATTGATTGAAAATTGAAAACCATTCATCCATAGCATCGAGTTCGATCGGTCTATGAATGACGTGACACCCTGGAAGTCGAAATATATGCAATGACTTTGATGTCGTATTGTATACAATTCCGTCATGCGAATACAAATGCAGTTTCACGTTAATCTTTTTTGGGGTAATGTTAAAATAAAGACGGGTATCTATAGTCGGGTCGGACATTAGAATAATTTTACGTATGATTTCACAAGGAAGGTTTCTCCATATCATCGTACGTTGTTCTTCTTGAATCGCATCGCTTTATGCACCACGGGCTTGTACGGCACCTTTTCACGTCGAGTATTCTTGGGTGTGTACTGGCCGAACATCTTCGTAAAGTAAAAGTCCGTCTCGTTGAGCAGGTAGTCAATCTCCTCCGCCTCGAAGCCACTCTCTTTCAAACAGGAAAACATCCGTTCATTCTTTTTCAATTCTTTCATCGCATTTCGCGTGAAAAAGGCGTGAAACTCAGGAGGCCACTGAGTCAACATTTCTTTGAGATTTTGCATCACCTCTTCAACCGACTGCTCAAAAGCTTCCGAACACCGAGTCTCCCACGCATCCATGTTCCACTGATCCTCCACTTTGTGAAACCCCTTGAAGTAGATTGGCCGCCGGCACATGGGACACCCAGTGCCAGTGCCTTTGAGATACCAGCTCTTTATACACACCGAGCAAAACTCGTGACCGCAACACAACTTGCGGCACGGGCCAGTCTCGTAGCATACCGAGCACTCCATTTTTTTCGAATGGATGTTAAGTCTCGGTTCAGGTTTTGACAGGCACAGGACGTATTTTCTTGTACCACGCCATGGAACACATCGTGTTTCCATCGGGTGCGTCGACTATTGTTGACGTGTCGTCGTCCGCAAGCCGCCATTTGCCCTTGTGTTTGACGTACACTGCGTAGTGTCCACCATGGAACATTCCCCAGTGGGCGACGACTACAAAGAGTTTCATATCATGATACGTATCCGGGACGAGCTCCACAGGACACTTTTGTGTGAAAATGACAGACAAACAGTCGCCAGTCTCTCTTATGACTGTCTGCATCGCCGCCGCGTTGTATTTTTTGCCAGCGTCGTCGACGTAGTCACTCAGAATGTGATACTTGTCGTACTTTTGAAGATGTTCCGGCGAATCGACAAAGAGCGAACAAAAGTCGTTCGTCCGTGACGATGTTCCTCCGGGGTACACGACAATCTGTTCCTCCTTGCCGTAAAAAATGGGTTTCATATAGTCGAGCCCGAGAGACTTTTCGAGTGCGTCTAGGAGTGCTAAAACAGCCTCGTGGGCGTCGTGCTGCTGCAACGGCGTAAAGTCCGTAAACTTGGCCCGGAACGTATCGACGAGTTCACGCGGATCGAGTGGGTCTTTCTTTTTTTGATTCCACATCTTGCGAACCAGATGGGAATAAGCACGAGTCACTTCGCAAGGTCCATCATAGGGACCTTCGCGGAGAAACCGATTTGTGAGTGCAGGAACATGTGCTAGGCACTGTACAGCTGAATTGAAATAGCATGTGTTTCCGACGTTGAGCAATCCTCTTGACATTGTCTACTAAAGCTTCCAGACTTTTATGTAACAAAGATGCTGTCTATTCGTCCGGTTGTCGTGTGCACTGCTAAGCCATCGCCCTCACGCAAGAAGGGGCAGATTCGCTATAAACTGAAACAGGCGATTAATCACGCCCAGAGTCTGTGTCATAATTTTGAGGATACGAATGAGTGCCGCGTCGCGTGGGACGAGGTGAATGAGCTGACGCGTGCGCTCCATGATCAGACTCCGCCGCCTTCCGAGAATGAGCGTTCTGAGCTTTCAAAGCGTGAGTATGACGTTTAGTACGGAGCCGGATCCATCATAGGAGGAACCTCCTGCTGGCTGATACCGTCTGGATTGTCATACCCCGATCGCTTGCTTGGGAAATAACGCATGGCGAGCGTCGCCAGCAAGATAAAGACGATGGCGTGTAGAATCAGACCACCGATCTTGGCGGTACCCTCATAGGTCGCGACCCAGCTGCCGAACACCTTACGGGTCGCCTGGTAGGTCGCGGGGCTGGCGACCAGGGCATAAAGGACGGCGGGGACAATGTAAAACTTAGCAGCGTCTGACATTTCTTAATTACAAAGAATAAAATTCATCGAGCTTAATGTCCTCGCGAAGGTTGACGATCGTCCGATCATACGTCCGACGGTTGTTCGGATGTGTCTTGTCTGGACGCTCCTTAACAGGTGTCCACCCCAACTCCTTGTAGTCGCACTCGAGTATAGTCCCCGGGGCATATGGCCGCGTCTTCGTGTTCAACTCCGCCTCTTTACGCAGCTGACCACGTTCTTGTATACAAAGATCCTTGCCGTTCATAACCAGAAAGTCAATAGTAATCAAATGTCTCGGCTTCCATTTGAAAAGCGTCTCATGTGTCCCGATACGAACGGGTTCCTCAACCGGTGTAAAAATGATACCATCCGTCTTTTCACCGAGTTGAATCTTACTCACCTCGCTCAGAGGCAACATCTCCTTCACCTTCACCTGCAACCGTGGTTGTTTCAGGATAGACTTGACCACCATCTTGGCCTGTGTCAGACGTTCCGTCAACGTCTTTTTACGAAGATCCTCGCCCTTGACACGAACAGCATCGTACACGTAAAAAACACCATCCATCAATTCCCCATCCAGTACAGTGTCACGCGGAACTGTCAGAGTCGTATACGTGACGTGGAACGCCCGGTCCACGAGTGCACAAATCTTCTTCTTGTCCGACGCCTCAAAACACGCAAGCATGTGACGCACGCCATCCGTCTTTTCACATACGACGTACGGTTGAGACTTGAGTACCCTAAAGTGCTTTCTCTCTATAGAAATGGGCTGAGGCCCGGGAAACCACGATGGATCGCTAGATTCCCACACCTGATGAATATACCCCTTGATTTCATCTTCGTACATGTTTATAACTAGAGTCTGATCTTTAGTCCTCGCTCCGCGAGTTTTCTGTTCGCCTGTGTGTCTCTTCGTGACTTGGACTTAAGGATTCATCACGACACCCGGCATTTCTAGAATGTTCCCTAAGCACTTGTGTGTAAAGTGGCGAATGACAGTCGCAGATGGTAGAGCTACCACACGTAGGTTGTTTGATTTCAGTTGAGCAAACATGTTCTCATAGGAGTCACATGACAGGTTTTTTTGGACGCTCTTGAGCTTCTTGTCGACAGGCTTCGCGTCCATCACCCATACGCGCGCTGACGTCTTGACAACATCGTACAAATCCGTACCCACCACCTTTTTCGCCACATCGGTATCGAATGTAAGAGCGCGTTGATGAATCGGCTCCGTCGACCCTGCCACTGTCTTTTTGCGGAACATGTCCCAGTCTACACCCTCGACGACAGACGGAAATACGACGACCCGGATATCCTTCTCCATCGTGTTGAAAACCCGTGGAATCGAATCCTGGTCCAGGTTGGTTCCGTAATCAAACCATACGATGCGCTCACCAGTCTTCACCAGTTTGGGAAGAGCGTCGAGACCCTCCACGAACACATAATCGATGTGAACTTGGCGCTGCGATCCGTACATACCCAGCGTCATGAGCGAATGAAGCGTCGTCACGGCGATTGATTTATTTCGAGTAACGCATACAACGTACATGCTCAAGAGTCGGTCTGACTCTTTAGTCGATCCTCAAGTTTGCCATGGAATCGTAGGTTTCCGACGTGTCCCAACGTCGTCGTGACGTCTGCGAAAATCTTACCACCCATCTGCTGCCAACGACGACAAAATGCATAATCCTCCGACAGGTACCGACGATTCTGAGGGTCGATCATACAATCAAACACGGCACAGTAATCCTCGAAATCGCGATTCTGGTGGTCATTCTTGCAGTTGAGTTCCGGGTAGTGCGCATACATGCGTTCAATGACGTCACGCTTAATCATCAGAAAACCTGTTGGGCCGTCGAGCACCTCGACGAATCCGTTTGTGATTTGGGAATTCTGGTACTTGAAGTTCATGACGAGTGCCGCAGACGCCTTGTTGAGGTCCTTTCCGGCTGCGATAGCCTGTGCAGCCTGGTCCCACATAATCACCTTTTTGGGATACACGGCGCATGACACATCATGACCAGACGCCAAGAGACGCATGACGGATTCAGCCTCGAATTGAACGTCAGCATCGATGAACAAAAAGTGCGTTGCATTCGACTTTTGCATGAACCGCGCGACTGAAATGTTCCGAGCACGGTGAACCAGGGACTCGTTCTCGGTCGTGTCGAGCATGAGCTGAACACCATACTGCGCACAGATTCGCTGAAGTTTCAGGATGGATTCAGCGTACGCCTGCAGACACAAGCCGCCATAACACGGTGTCGATAGGAAAATACACGGCGACTGCGACATTGTATATCATATGAGTGTCTCCTTTAAAACCCGGTCTACGTGAATTAAGTCAAGTACACGTTTATTTAAGAATGGTCGTACGATGTGCAATGTCATAGTAACAACCCACGACGGATTTATGATTTGAATTTCTTGGAGATGGGTTGAATATTTTTGGGTGATGAGTCGTGCAATTCCGATTGCGACATCCACCTCGAACATATGTTTCACTGAAAAACCATCAGCGTCGAATATCCATTTCCATGACCCTTTATGAGCACCCAAGACACCATCGTAATGTTCTATGATACCATCTTTGTCCCAGTATTTTGTCGCTTCGGCTGGTTTTGTGTAAAAAACACCGGGACTCACCTGTTTGAGTGAATGACTCGTAGGGTCTCGTGCACACACTGGACATTCATACATTTTTATGTACAATACTACTATATGGCAGAAATTGTTAAACTGACAACACAGGCGAGTATCATCGTCCAGGCTTTGTCGTCTGTCTTCGGTATCAAAGGTATACTTACACCGGTACCAGCTTCTAAACAGGTTCTAGTAAACGTCCTGAAGCTTGAGATGCTCGTAACATTCATTCAACTTTCATGGTACGTCAATTTGTACAAGTCGTTTAATCTTGCGACCATGTCCACAAGACGCTACTCCGACTGGTTCATAACGACACCTCTTATGATTCTCAGCATGGCTGTCTACTACATATACGAAAGTGGCAAGACATTCACGTTTGAAAAGTACAAGAAACCTCTTGTTCAAATGTTTATTGCAAACTTCATCATGTTACTCGCAGGGTTCTTGGCGGAGAAGGGTCTGATGGATCGCACCGTTGCACTCGGTATCGGATTTGCTGCGTTTGGATTTGTATTCAAGAAGTTGTACTACGAGTTCAGAACAGAAGAGTCTGATGAAATATACAAATTACTGACAAGTGTGTGGGCTTTGTACGGATTAGCTTTTATGTTACCTGATGTTCAGAAGAATATAATGTACAACGGTCTCGATTTGATATCGAAGAACTTCTTCGCCTTTTTCTTGTACAGAAAAATTGTTCACGTCTAGTAGATGACCGACGTGGTCCTTCCAGCGGGGACGCGCCTCTACAAGGGGTTTGGTAACCGCACGACAGGGTGTCATTCCCTGCTCAAAGACACGCGTACATTTTTCGTGACCCAGAGCGCCAGGTTGGCGCGCTCGTATTCAAACACAAAAACGGCGTGCCCCTTTATCGCAAAGAAATCACTCCGTCTTTTTTTGTTGACACACCCGAACGTCAAACGCATTTTTCCAAAATTGTCCATGAAGACAATCCTCGGACTTCGGTTTGCGCTCGGCACAAACGTCACACGGGGTCAGCAGACGAAGGTGTACCAGAACATCACTGGACGCAAGGCGCCGCGGCGGTTCCTCGCACGTCCACAGAATCGCGGCGAACGATTGTCACTCACCAATGTCAATGTAGATGTCTTTGGACGCCTGAGCACAGAGTACCTCACAAAGAATGGCTACGACGGGTTTTACGCCCCACCGAAGCGGACTGGGTTTCACGGCGGGCTCTTCCCAGCCGAAATTATGCTATGTAACGCTGGTCGGACGTTGGTTCGCCCCGGCGTCGAACGCGCGCCGGTCCTGTCCCGTGTTTCCGTCGTCAGAGAACTTCCGCAGCTGTTCATTAAGTACTGTCGCAGAAATCGCGCCCTCATACGTGTTTACAGAAATCTGTTTGTTCCCGAACTCGGGGGTGGTATGGGTGTCAAATTGTACCTCGAGGCTAGAGGAAAGCCGGCACCCAAAAAGGTGACTGACACGAAAGACTTTGACTTTACTTTTGCCGTGCCAAAACGCCTGTCTCAACGAGAGGCGAAGCGTCGTGCGATGCTGATGAAGTCAATCATGTACAGACACGTCACGGGGTTCATCTCATGGCTCAACCGAACGTACACCCGCACAAACGCACGAATCATCGTGAGCGATTTTGTACCGGACATAAAAGTCCTTCCGGCGACTGGCAAAACAATATACCAAGTAACACAATTCCGCATTCAATTTCCTGGAGGTCAACCCATGGATTTCGTCGATTCGACGCTCGCCTACGTCCCTGGGTCAAGTCACGACGACATTCACCCCGTGTATTCACGAATGTACGGTCTGCCTATTGAGCGTCTCAAAAAACTGTACGACGCGGTGCTCGTCGTACTCGCCGGTTCGTTCCTGTATCCTGGTGTCAAACCACGTAACCCACTCACGGGAAATAACCCTGAAAAGGGCCAAAAGGATGTTTCACGCCTCGGGGCGCTTCAAAACCTCGCCCCGAAAAACGTGAGTCTCGTACGAAATTTGATTCGGCGTATCAAAAAACGTGACGTGAGCGGGGCAAAACGGAATGCAGCAATGCTAATTAAAAATATCAATAGATCTTAGAGTATGAACAAGCCATGTGTGCAGACGCGTGTCATCATTCGACGCGTGAGTCGCCACCCGATTGTTAAACAGACGATCCGAACAGGATCGAGGATTCATAAGCATGTGGTACGGAGTGCAACACTCAGTCTCGTACCGGATGCTGTGAATGATATCGCATTCCATCACGCTCAACTGAACGTGACGGAGGTTGTGCATGTGTTCCAGGACACTCTCGCAATTTCAACGATGAATATGGTTCTGGCGACAATGATGCTCGTCATGTCGAAACTTGTTTGAATTTTTATTCTGTTTCAATACTAATGAGCGCAAACTGTGCAGACCGTGAGGTGTACACAGTTCGTGTCGATTCTGTCGGTGTTTCTGGGAATTACTCTACATTCCAGGCATTTCTAGATGTTCCTCTTCGCAATGTCGTCAAAGCGGAACTTCTCATGGCAAGCATTCATCAGCAATACAGTAATGCAATATGTCATGTATATGTTGAAGAACTCATCTCAAAGTTTATTACTCGTGCAGGTCCAAATTACACAGTTGGTCTCGGTGGAACGACTTCAAATGTAGGTGTTGCGACGCAAATTGCAAACAAAGGACTGGTCGATCGGGCGTTTGTAACAATACCGACGTCTAATATAGCATCTGCAGGTTCTGATTATCGCGTTCTTTGGACTTCAGTGAAGGATTTCCCAACAGACATTGAATATATCAATCCTATTCGTCAACTCAAGACGCTTACATTTACATTTTTGGATGGTGCAACAGGTCTTCAGCAAACCATGGACCAATCGGTCTATTTCGTTTTCCGGTTCGAATGCGCTAAAGACAATGTCTGCTTATACTAATAAAGAATATGCGCGTTGACATTCCAGAATGGAAGTCGTCCGCCTTCAGCCCACAGCCATCCTGCCCTCACGCGGGTCAGCAGATGCAGCCGGTTTCGACCTCTACAGTGTCGACCACTACGTTGTGTTCCCGGGTCAGCGCGTGGTTGTTTCCACCGGAATCGGTCTTCAGAAGCTCCCATGCGGAACCTACGGTCGCATTGCACCTCGCTCTGGACTGGCAGTGAAGCACGGGCTGGACACCCTGGCGGGAGTCGTCGACCCCGATTACCGTGGCGAGATTAAGGTGGTACTCATCAACACCGACATGCGTGTACCATTCGTCATCAAGCCTGGATACCGCATCGCACAACTGATTCTGGAGAAATATGAGGTGGCTGATGTCGTCGAGGTGGCTGAAGCGACGATGGACACGTCACGTGGTGATGCTGGTTTCGGGTCAACTGGTGTTGCATTCAAGGTGACGGGTGTATAAAAATCTGGGGGAAACCCCTTTGTATCTTAAGTTCTGCTAGCGTAAGCTGCATGGGTTCGAACCCCATGTAATACATCCACTCATCAGTGGCCGAGTTGGTCCAAGGCGCCAGACTTAAGTTCACTTGGAGAGAGATCTGGTGGTGGTAACACCGCGTGGGTTCGAACCCCACCTGATGAAGTTAAAAAAACAGTTCGAATTTAAAACATGCAGTCTTGGCTGTTCGTCGGGCCGACCCTGCTCGCAGGGATTGGTCAGGTGACTCGCCAGTATGCCGAGCGGATAAAGAGCCTTGGTCACGAAGCGGACTATGTTCCATTTGGTGACCCAGTTCCAAATAAAAAGTACGACGTCGGGTTTGTGTTCGTGCTTCCAATCGAACATCACATGAACATCGTCGATCAGATGTTAGCTCAGTGTGCTGATAAAAAATACATGACAATTTGCGAAACCGAAACGGTCCACCCGGTGTATGAGCTTCTCCTTCAGCGGTACCATACGCTGTGGACTCCCAGTCAATTTTGCCTGGACATCTTTGCCAAACAATTTCCAACGGGTGATTGGCGACTTTTGCCGCTGTGGACGCCGACGCCTCTTCGCGCACCAGTTGAAGCGACCAAATACACATTCTACACAATCGGCAACATGGTGGATCCACGCAAGAATATCAAAATGCTCATCGAGGCATTCGTTCGTCTACAATTTCCAGACGCACGCCTTTTGCTCAAAGCGACATGTAAGGTGCCTGTGACGTGGAAAATTCCAAACGTCGTCGTCATCAATGGACTCCTGAGCGACGAGGATCTCGAGACGCAGATTCACAGACAGGGACACTGTTACGTCAACTGTTCTCATTCCGAGGGGGTTGGAATGGGAGCAGTCGAGGCGGCTTTGCGAGGTAAACCAGTTATCATCACAGACTTTGGCGGTCTCAAGGAGTATGTCCCAGACACGCCGTTCATCGTCAAATGTTCGCGGGCTGAAATTCAACAGGATGATTTTTTGTTTCAGAAAGGGATGGTGTGGGGCCAGCCGTCGCTCGAGGATCTGATGTCGCATATGCGCACGTGTTATGAGAGTCGGATTTCAGAGTGGGACCACCCGGGGACGAAGAAGCTCATCTCGTCAGTTTTCGAAGAACTTCAACAGTAAGATTACCATACTGTTCTTCATACTTGCATAAAATACGATAGTTCGCAGACGCTCCGGGTGAGTACTGAGCATCCTGCCTGGCGTTGGCGATGATCGACGAAAGGGTCCTCGACGGGTTACTCGTGTACCCATTTGCGTCGAGGGCTTTGATGAGCTCGTCCATTTTCTAATCAGTGTCAACCGACTTTAGCTTCGGTGAAGCGGGCTTCATGAAATCATCCGACATGAGTTCCTCACGGTGACCACGTGACTCACCGTCACCATAGTGAACCATGTAGTATGACGCAGCGTACATGACAATTGCAAAAAGGACTGCGTTAAATCCGAGGAACGCCTGCTGAGCCTTTAGATACGAGACGAAGTCATCAAACGCCTTGAACCCAGTGGGAGTACTGAAGAGACGAGGAAGTGCGAAAATCAACGTGAGATTGATTACAAGTGCAACAAGTATGGGTTTCAGTTCAACCTCAGCCATCTCCTATACCATAGTGCTATGTTTTTTGCAAAAGCACCCGCCTGCCACCACCCTGAAAGTACACTGCCGTCCCTCGAGAGTCCGTGCTGTGCACGTCGGTCCCTTTGCTGCCACCGGTCCCGCCGCCTTCTTCTTAGCTACTGCCGCTGTCACCAAACCCACAGACGCGGGAGGTGTATAGTCTGGGAGAAAGACCGTGCGACTCCGAGCAGCCTTGAGGTCGAGTGTGTGCTGGCGGAAGCGGAGAGCGGAAGCCTCAAACTTGTTCATTGTTGTTTTGGATGTCTGAACCATCCACGAGTAAAGTCAGGCGAGCTCATCACATGTTTTTTCTTTCAATGGGGACACTCAAAAAACATGTGATGACCAGGTAAGGTATAAAAAAGTCGTATACTTTATAAAATAATGGCTGAAGGACTCATCGAACGCCTGACTAACATAGTCTTTGAGGTGGACCGTAACAACTTATATATCCCACCGGCCGTCGCAGCTCTCCTTCGTATCCATGGTTTCGTGCCACATCGCTCGTACACGCGTCCGCCCCGCCCGCCGCGTCCGCCCCCGCCTGTACGACCCCCGTGCCCTGGGGTGACACACGCCGGTACACCATGTAAAAACAAATGTGCCATTGGTTGCACGACGTGTCGTATTCATGCAGCGAATCCGACTCCACGGGCCCCACGAGCAGTTCCTGTGGGAACTGAACGGTGTCCGGAGATGGTGAAAGGTGGAACACAGTGTAAATGCTCAAAGTACAAGAATTATCCAATGTGTTGGAGACATGCGAAAAAGGAGAACCTCCTTCCTCCGTCACCCGATGTACCGACGGAGTGTGCTGTATGCTACTGCGACCTTACGCGGGAAACAACCACAAAAACTGCATGTGGACATCACTTTCATATCGGCTGCTTCGAGTCGTGGAGACAGAGTCGAACGGCTTCGTTTCAGGCGGTGACGTGTCCTATGTGCCGACACGCGAACCCGAGACCAAAGCCACTCGTCAGACGTGTTTTGGGTACTGTACATCAAAATTGATGAGCAGGTTTGAATTGTCATTAAGCCCCTTGCCTTGTATAACATAGTCTTTTCGAGGATCCAGGATACCAAACTCTTTGAGTGTATTGAATTGAACTGGACCACTAAAATGAGGTACTATCACGTCGAGCCCTTCGACGGATTCCTGAAACGTGACGGTCATGACGTAGCGCAGATCTTCGCCGCGACGTTCAAACTTGGGATGGGGCTTTACATTGAATGTAATAATGAGATCACCCGTTTTTTCACGATTCGACCGCGATTGTTCCCCGAGTCCCTTGAGTCTGTGTTGCGTCCCTGAATGTATCCCTTTTTCGATGTGTAAATTGATCATGACCGTATCCACGTGTGATTTTTTGTGATTACATCCAGGACACCCCTTTCGTACGACCCCCGCCGTCTGACAATGGCCGCACGGCTGGGCAAACATCTGACCCATCATACCCATCATTTCCTGAACCATCATTCCCCGTCCTTGGCAGCGAGGACACGTCATGGCACATGCCTGACAATGCTTAATCACAGGAACCTTGATCGTTTTGTCAGCACCGGTGTAAACTTGTTCGAGTGTAAGGTCGATTGTGTGATGCCGCTCACGAGTTTTTTGCTGTGGGGCACCCATTCCACCAAACATGTGTTGAAAAATCTCTGAAATGTCGGGACCCTGAGCTTGTGACTGCTGCTGAGGATCATCAGTTCCAAACTGGTCGTAGCGTGCACGTCGTTCCGGATCATTCAACACTTCATACGCCTGACCAATCTCCTTGAACTTTTCAGCGTCACCTCCCTTGTCGGGGTGATTGACTCGTGCCAGATTTCTGTACGCCTTTCGAATCTCATCCGCAGAGGCGTCCTGATTAACACCGAGTGTTTCATAGTGACCCATACTGATAAAGAGCAGGGTAAACTTTAACTGGTCTAAAACCGCAGTGCCCCGAAAGTACAATACAACATGAACGAGATTGAAGAAACCATCTTGACTGTTTTTGAACGTCGTATTCGCGATGGGCTCGAGTTTTACCTTGTTGTCAACACGGATCGTACGTACTGGGAACAAAATAACAAGTTTCGGTACAAGAACGTCCGGGAAGTGAATCAAGTGCTCAAAGAGGTGTTTGATTCTATGCATGAGATTTACCCGTCACTCCAACACGTATTCAACGAAAACCTCACTCTCCTACAGCAGTGTACATGGGTCGGAATGAACGTGCCTTGGCCGGTTGATCCAGATGACCACATCCAGCGGGTCATCGATAACGTCATGGAGGTGTTTAACATCACAGTGTATGCAAATCTCCGTTATGAAATTCTCAATCTAGATTATGAAGCCCATTCCAAGCTGTGAAAAGTGTGTCTTTTATAAACCAGGCCCTTATGTGCGAACAGGGATGTGTACACGATACGTGGCATACAGAGGACGTGGCAAGATGGTTTACGAGTTTTCAGACACGGTCCGTCTCGACAAGTCCAAATGTGGCCCAGAAGGAAAGATGTTCCTTTCGGACCATAGAGAGCACAAGAAAAGTGCCCTTTGGTCACTTTTGAATGATGAGGAATAAAATATTTCAATTGAACATATGGGTCACCTGATAAAGGGTCAGCGGCCACGTGAATACCTGCCCCGTACAACCCGACGAGTATCAGGACTCTCTCCTGTTAGAGAGTCTAGTGAAAACGCACTGAAACGTTGGAACAAACTGCGTCAGTATATAAAGAGCACTATGAAACTCGAACGTAACATCCGCACGAAGGGTTCTGTGACCCGCGGTCGCTTCAAGATGTCCAACGCTTCACCTTCCCCAAAAAAAAAGAACAAATCACCGGAAGTTTACAAGAGAGGCCGATTCAAATTATATTCCTCCTAAAAAGAGTACAAACGCAAAATTTCTTTGATAATCTCGTGACGTTTAATATCATCTTCACTGAATTGCACGTGCTCGAGTCCAACAATAGGGTAGTCCTGTAGGCGTGTCAATAAATCAGCAAGTCCATTATTCTCAAACCCACGATCATGCTGACCCGTGTCACCAGTGATGATGAGTTTGGAATCCTTTCCGAGGCGGGTCATGACCATACGCATCTGATTCGGCGTCGAGTTTTGCATCTCGTCGGCGATGATCCAGGCGTTATCAAACGTTCGACCGCGCATGTACGCGAGAGGACACACTTCAAACTTTGTCTTCGGTGACATTGCATCCTTCATTGGACGAACCCATGGCTCCATCTTTTTGTCCAGCGTACCTGGAAGAAAACCGTGCTGTTCGTCCACGGAGACGGCCGGTCGAGTCAAAATGACATGACGAGCGTGCTTCGATGCGGCATGACATGCCATCATCGTCTTTCCTGTACCGGCTGGACCACTTGCAATGACGATTGGGATGCGTGGGTTTTCGAGCAGGACTTGGTACAGACGGTGCGCCATACATTGAATACGCCACTTTCTTTTATCAGTCCATCGGACATTCTTGTCCGCCACCGATGGATGATCATCGGACACTCGTGTCCGATGGAATTTAGAACCTGTTTACCACTTGCCACTCTGCAATCGTTCCATCGAGCGTCGTCAGAATGATGTGACCAGCCTCTTCTGGGTCGAAATGTTCTGCACAACAGAAAATGTCGAGGTATACTGTGTTATTCTCAGGGTATGTGTGCACCGAAAAATGAGACTCGGACAGCACGAGCACACCAGTGACACCGAACGGCTCAAATTGGTGGAATGCCCTGCTGACGACGGTCAACTTACACTTGTCTGCAATCTCCTCCATCAGAGGCTCAATCTCATCAATGTACTTGAAGTGAACACCCGAGACACGTCCGATGAGATGCTTCATTCTTAATTTAAAAATGTCAGGTTTTTTTATACCATGTCTTTCACTGTGATCGATGGTGAGCTTGCAGTCCTTCGCGATGGTGAAATAGAGTACGTTTTCGAACGCGACTCGTTCAGCAGGGCTGCGTACAACTACATGATTCGGTGGATTCAGGACAAAAAGTCTCCAGAGGATGACCCTGGCATGATGTGGTTCGAGGCTGAAAAGGCATGGGATTCACTCAGTCCTGAGATACAGGGTACACTCGTATCCATCTCGAATAAAGAGAAGCAGCAGGCAAGTGACATTCGTGATGGGCTGCTTGCAACCCTTCACGGATACCAGGGACTTAAAACCATCAAAGACGCCTACGCTGAATGTATTAGTGGGTGTTTCAGTCAATGGTGACCTCACACTCTTCGACAAGAAGAGGCTCGACCAATATTTCATCAATCTCAACCTCACAGATGCCTTTTTGACGCATGGCGATTACGCGGTCCCAAAAAGCCTTCATAACTGGAAGGTAATGTGCAAACCACTCACGATCGCGTGGAACTTCGACGACGACAAATTCCTCTGGAGGGCCCTCTTTGTACTGGACGAAATCACACACCTCGAGGTCCATAATTTCCAAGAGGAGCTGAATCTGAGGTAGGTAATACCCCGGAACTTCGGGTTTGATTTTACGACTCAAAGGACACTTGATTTCAAGGAGACGACCAGACTCTGTGATGCCGTCGGGACTTCCACCGAGAAATTTGTGTACCGGATGTTGCACGAGACCAATCTCATGTGAAATCTGTCCATGACGCATATCATACAAATCACGGACCATGGGCTCAAGACGCGTTCCGTGTGCCGTCGCTTCGTTTCCAGCCCACGGACGCGCCGCGCCGCACTTTTTCGCCAAGAGACCTTCGGGTTTTTCGTACGGATTGAGACCGATGGCCGTCGCCGCATCGCTCGCAGTCAGCAGATTCCCACGGAGGTTTAGCCACTCCTGACTGCGCTGGTCTGCATATGTTTGTTCGATAAGTTCTTTTGCACGCGGGTGCATCTTTCAATTAGAAAGCATAGACTGTTTAACTAAGTGTAAACTTCTTCTCGAGGTTGAGCATCCGGGTCGCACGAGCCTTTGCAGCGCGTAGGCGGTCGCACTCTTCGGCTGCCTCCTCCATCTCGAGCTCAATGCGCAGAGGCGCGATGAGCTGACGGATCTCGTCGGCATGCGTCTTGGCTGGCTTGACCTTGGGCGGGTTCTTCTTGTACTCGGTCCAAGCCTTCTTGCACATCTTGTACACCTCGAGAGCAATTGCGAGACCCTCCTTGGCATGCTCGAGGTCACCCTCAAACTCAGCCATAGATGCGTCATGGGCGGCTTGCTTTTCCTCGTCGGTCCAACGATCATATTCAGACATTGCGGAACCAATGTGCTCATCGCACGCCTGGTGCAGACCGGCTGCAGTCCCTGGACACTCGTCACGTACCATATCAAGCTCACTGTGCGCATCACCCTCGAAGTAATCGAGGACCGCCTGGCGAGCCGATGGCCACGGAGGGTAATCCTCATAGTCGCTCTTGCGAGCGCGCCACTTGCATCCGTCTGCACAGTACACGTAACCGTTGGCGTCAAGTGCGAAGCAAATGCCCCACCCCATCTCTACTTCTTGAAACGATCCGTCGTCTTAAGTGCAATTTGTGCCGCAAATTGTTCCGCCTGCTTCTTCGTACTCGCAAATCCAGAACCGTATGATATACCATCCACAACAACCTCGATATGAAACGTGCCGTTGTATTGACCGCGAACCTGATACTCCGGCAACGGCACTTTGTTCGCTTGACACCACCGCATGAGTTGGTCCTTGTAATTGTCATCCGTGAGGTTCATGTCGACGTGCTCAAATGCAGCAAACACAAACGACTTGGCGTGAATCATTCCAATGTCCAGATAGATGGCACCGACAAGCGCCTCGAAAACATCCTCGAGGATATTCTCGTTGGTGTTCCAACCGTTACGCATGCCCTTGTCATCCATGAGAACCCATTTATCGAGTCCGAGTCGTTTTGAAATTTCACACAGCGTTTTACCTCTCACGAGTTTCGTACGCGCCTTGGTCAAGAACCCCTCCTGCTCCGCTGGAAACTTTTCAAAGAGAAATCGTGTGATAATAAATCCAAGAACGGAATCACCCATAAATTCCAGCGTCTCGTACGAGCCTTCTAGACCCTTGTACTTTTTGAGAGCTGATTTATGCGTGAAAGATCTGCGATACAATTTGATATCATTAATTTTCGTCCCTACGAGGCGTTCAAGCGCCACGCGGTCGATGTTTGGGGCATCGACGAGCTCTGGCGCTTCAACGGTTTCCATTTTATATTATGTGAGCTTTTTGTTTTTAAGTCCAACAGGACTCCTGTTGTCCCCGGGGAGAACAGGGTTCAGGACTTGACACCAATCTGGGGGTGGCCCTGGAACGCCGGGATGTACCCTGGACCTGTTCCAGACAGTTCTACAGTTCTGGCTTCTGGTTTTTTGACAACCTGAAAGACGAAGAAGAGCGCGACGAGAATCAGAAACAGAATCAACAGTTTATTCATATTACATTAGACTGTGGAAAAAATCCAGCAGACAACACCCTTTGTTTCAGGCCTTCTTCACCGTCGGACGCTTCGCCGCAGCCGGCTTTGGCGTCTCAGCCTCGACAGCAGTCACGGGAGCCTTCTCCTTGACGGGCTTCTCCGCCTTGATGTAGTGCTTGTTGATGTACTTCTGGATGTTCAGGAACGTCACCTGTACGTCAGCTGGGGGGTCCAGGATCGCCTTCAGAGGCGCATCCATGTTGATGTTCTGACCCTGCTTCAGGCCCTTCTCCGTCACATACTCATTCACCTTCTTCGTCACCTGGGAGCGGGAAATCTGCTCACCGGCAGCCAGCTTCAGAAACTTACGCAGCTCCTCGGAAATGTCCAGAGGCTTGTTGAAGCCGTTGGTGGTGGAACGAGCCTTGGCCTTCTCGCCCTGTGGGTCCTCGATCAGGTTCTTCACCTTGCGAAGGTCCTTACGCAGGAGCTTGATCTCATCGAAGATGGTCTGCAGAGTGATGGTAGTGTCAGCCATTGATACTTGTTGAGCTCTTCACGTCTTTAACTAGCTTAGCGGTCTGGGTACTAAACACGAGCAGAAGAAGGACGAGCATCGGCCATGTCAACATGGGTCCAAGGACCATGAACATGACGAGGTGCCACACCATGAAACCACCGTACACCGGCGTGTCTTTCATAAACTTCCACGACGTCATGTAGTCAACCTTTGGTAGGGACTCCATATCTACTGTTTCGTGACATTTTTTTGGCAGCCAATGCGATTAACACAGCCATTATAATAGTCCCCAGAACGATCAGAAGAATTATTGCCCAGATTGGAAACCCCGTCGTTCCATCACCGCCCGTCGTTCCATCACCGCCCGTCGTTTCTGTTGAAGGCGACCCGCAACACCCTGGATCACACGGAAACTGTGCGTCGCCTTCTTGGAATGCACATATCATGTTCGGACCCGATTCCGTACCTGTTGCGGGTGTTATACCAGGTGTCAATTGTGTCTGATATGTACAACTCTTCCCAGTGTACTGTGGGCCACAATACGTTGGTCCTGTGGTCACATATGTGTTGCCTGTTCCACATAGACCGTTCGTCTGAATCGTATATCCAGTAGGGCACGTTTTTTTGACGATGGTTGAACTCGTCGACGTGGCACAGTTGGACGAATCCCCTGGAATGGGAAAGTATCCAGATGGACAAACTCCAAGACTCATTTCTACTTAGAGCTTAGGTTTGTTTTTTGAGTACCATGGAGTACGGAACTCCCGTAAAGATTCCAGACGGCCGTTACTTTCTGAAGGTTTCAGCAAAGGGTGACGCCCGTGTGTTCCATCAGGTGAACAACGTGCAGGTTGACGGGACGCTGACCAAGGACACGCGTCAAGTGAGTCTCAAAGTTCCCTCAAAAACTTTGTTCGAGTCTATTGATAACGAGCTTCTGAGTCAGGCGGAGGTGAGTAAGCTCGAGTGGTTCGGCAAGGATGTTTCGGCCGAGACTATTCGTTCCGCGTACCAGGCCAGCCTGTCTGCCGATGGCGAACTCTCAGCCACACTGGCTTCCGTCAAGGGAAATGTGGTGACGACATTCTTCGACGCTCAGAAGAATTCCATTGAGGAGATTTCAGGAGCGTGTGATTTTCTGTTTGAGCTGGCTGGTCTCTGGTTCCTCAAGCGCTCATTCGGTCCCATTTGGCGCGTCGTCCAGGTTCGTCAGCGCCAGGTACCAAAGCCAAAGACTAAGGGATACCCAGTCGAGTTCCAATTTGCAGACGAGCCAGAGCCAGATGCTGAGGAGGACGACCCGGCCGATTACCTGGACTGAAAAAAAAAGTCGTGTACTATTATAACATGGACGGCAAAGGTCTGGCGATTCTGATTCTTCTGTTCCTGATTGCCATGATGGTATTTTATCCCCAGCGTAGCGGCTATATCCCAACAGGCGAAGACCCAGTCGGTGCCTCGCCAACTGACTCAAAACCAGCAAGCGATGGTCCCCGCATCATGCAGGGCGGTGGCCACATCTCTGCTCCAGGTGGCACATTCTCATCTGTTGATGAGCCAGCCCCGTTCGAAATGGACGGCTCCGGTGTGCGCACGGTCGACATGCCAGTGTACGACAACACCAACGTAGGTCTGATTCCCAAGGAGGTTGTGACGACCGAGGATTTCGGCCAGTTTTCTCCAGACGCCATTCTGTCTGGCCAGAATTTCCTGGATCCACGTGCCCAGATTGGTTTCCCCGAGACGATCGGCGGCAACCTGCGTAACGCCAACCGCGACTTCCGCTCCGAGCCACCCAACCCCCGTGACGCTGTGAGCATCTTTAACCTGTCCACCATTCCTCCGGATACGATGCGCCCCAAGTTTGAGATTGAGAACAGCTACGAGAAGTAGACACCAAGTCGACTTGGAATCAAGTCAATTTGACACTTAAAAATAAACAGCTTTAACTAACAAATGGACGACTTTAAGGCCGTCATGACCGAATGGCTCTCCCTGAAGCACCAGCTTGCTGCTGCGAGGAAAGACATGGCTGTACTGAATAAGCGTGAGAAGGAGCTCCGGGCACAGGTCCAGGGCCACATGAAGGAAATCAAACAAACCCAGGACGTTGACACGGTCAAGGTGAATCAGGAGAAGGTTTCTCTGCATACGAAGGAGTCCCGTGGCAGCATCACGAAGAATGTCATTCTGGCGGGTCTGCGTGCCTATTTTGGAGGTGACGATACTAAGGTTGAGCAGGTGTACCAGATTATAGTCGACCACGCCCCTGTCAAGGAGCGTAACACAATCACCGTCAAGAAAACCGCTTAATCAGGCGTCACACGTGACACCGCCGCGCAGCGGCAAACAACATCTAAGGAGACGAACCGTAAGAAAAACAAGTAGAAACCAACAATGGGTATCAACAACGAGTACCGTGACGACGCTCTCGTCAATGGCGACGACTTTGATGAGGCATACGACGAGCAGGAGGACCACGATCTCCTTCTCAGTCCGACGGATTGGCACGACTGGCACTCTGAGGATGTCCTCAACATGTGGATGTCCCTTCGTCAGTACCTTGAGGACAACCATCTCAACAGCACGTTGATGAAAGATGCGTCCTTCCACGACTTTGCCGAGTTTGTCCGACAATTTTCTCGGTAGATAGTATCTGCCCACATGGATATTACCGGCCCCAAGATTCTGACCCCAGCCATCCTGTTCGCCCTACTCAGCCCGGGCCTGCTCCTGCGCGTGGGCCCCAGCCCAGTCCTGGTGCACGCCCTGGTTCTGTCCCTGGTGTATTACCTTATTGCCAGATTTGTGCTCAAGGTGTCTCTGCGCCCAGCTGACTTGATCGTGCCCGCCATCCTGTTCGTACTGCTGACCCCAGGCGTCCTTCTGACGATCCCCCCAGCAGGCAAGGGTGTATTTATGTCTGGCCAGTCTTCCCTTCTGGCGGTGGGCGTGCACACACTGGTGTTCGCCCTGGTGTTCTCCTTCCTGCGTAAGAATTTCGCAGCTTACTATTAAATGAATGGTCAGAAGTACGTCGGTCTTCTTATGAACTCCCGTACTCAGGCGCACGCTTTCCACTTGACGACAAACTCCTTTGCACAGCACAAGGCGCTCCAGGCGTACTATGAAGGTATAGTCCCTTTGTTTGACAGTTACGCCGAGGCATACATGGGTAAGTATGGCCGTTTTCGCCGCATTGTTGTCGGTCGTCGCACGATTGCCCGCAACCCCAAATTGTATTTTCGTTCACTTCTGACACAGCTTCGCCGCATGCGCCTTCCACGAGACTCGTATCTCAAGAACATCCAGGATGAGATTACAGCACTGGTACGTTCCACTCTTTATATGCTGAGCCTAAAGTGAACCGGCACTGACACAATAATGAAACATCTGGCGATTGGCCCCGGTGCGATGACATATTTTGCATTCCTTGGCGCGATGGGCGCCCTTCGAGATTGTCACGAACTTGACAATCTCGAAGACATTTCAGGTGCGAGTGCCGGTGGGCTCCTCGCCTTTTTTTACGTCGTCGCCGAAGGCAACATCAAAACCATACTGGATTACTCGTTGGACATTCCGATAAAGGAAATCATGAAACCCAACATCCGTCAGTTTTTGAAGCATTTCGGACTCGTCAGTCAAAAGAAGATTCGAACAGTAATCGTCGACATCATTCGTGTCTTTTTCAGTAAAGAAGATCTGACGTTTCGGGAATTACAAGATCTTCGCCCGACAATGCCAAAGGTACACATAAGTGCATACTGTGTCAATCTGGCACGTACAGAATACTTTTCGTGTAAGTCGACTCCGAATATGTCCGTGGTGGATGCGTTGTGTATGACCATCGCAGTACCGTTTCTGTTTGCATCTGTGGAATATCAGGGACGCCGGTACATTGACGGCGGGACGATGGAGGAAACACCAGGTGGAATTTTTGTGGGAAAGGCGGACGTAAAGACGTTGAGATCGGTGTGGGCAAAGGAGTCTGTCGAATATGACACACGCAACCTCAAGTCGTACATCACGAGCATACTGAACACAACGATGTGTCTGAGACCGAGGTACACATACCCCACGGTCGACGTCGATATGTCCAACTTTGAATTGTTTGATTTTGGGGTTTCTACAGAGACGAAACTGAAGCTGTTTTCGTTTGGGTACCACTCCACGCACTCACGTGCCTCGAAATCATGTACGATTTGCCATCTAGGGGAGGGTTCGCCGCTGCAAGAACCTCACACAGATCAATCACGTCACACGGGGCAATGTGCTGCTGAGAATAGTCCCGATCATCCCGAACAAACCGAACAAAATCCTCGAGCCGAGCCGAAAACTTTGCCGGTGTCCACCCATTCATCGTCATCCACGACTCGTACTGTTTGAAAAAGTCTGGGCATCGTGTCGTGAGCACGTGCTGCGTACACACCTTGGCGATCTTCGACCACCCGGGAATCGTAGAACAGTCCGGGAACGCTCGGAGAGGTTTCGGAAACAGACCCGTATTGAAGTGCGTGTCCGTCACCTGCAGAATTTCCAATTCATTATCCATCGAGTGTGCGAGCCAGTTGCCATCCCCTTGCTCCCACACACAGTGCATAAACTCACAGATGGCGTCACGGAACGGAAGAACAACCGCCTCTTGCCCGTGGATGATCGTCCGACCGAGCTTTAATTGAACGCGATCATTCTCAGCGATGAGTGGGTCATCGAGTGCCTCTTTGATGAAAATGGTTCGCAGTTCTCCGTGCGTCACAGACCGATTCTTGCGGTACTCTGGGGTTTGATGACGTCCGTGTGATACCCATGTCTTCTTCTCAGTAACATTCACGGGTGTGAAGCTGATCGAATGTATAATTTTTTGAGCGGTCGACTCGAAATCACCAACGACGTACTTCATACTTACAGGACAGTGCGCCCATTTTTTTAAGACAAGGTGCACTCCGTGCACCTTGTTCGACAGGCGAGAGGACTCAGTGGAAAGGAATTTTTATCTAGTGAAAAAGTAATGCCAACCATCCTTCGTCGCGCGTACACGTTCCGCCGCAAGCCAAAGACAATCCGTGTCCCAGCCAGCGCGAATCACCGCGCTTACACGCGTCACATTTCAGGTGGCACAGTTCGCGTCAAGTCTGCTCGCGTCGTTAACCGCGGTCTTCCAGGCAAGGGTCCGTATACACTTCCACCCCTGTCACCAGGTAAGCTGTATGGGTACACTGTATCTGCCAATGTACCGAACCGTTACAAGTCGCTGACATTTGCCATGAAGAGCAACTCACCACTGGCAGTGTTCCGTCGCCTCCAGATTCTGGCGCGTTACCTCAAGCGTACGTCCCCGACGGCACACAACACGGTGCTCAAAAATGCCGCATGGGTCCGTACCAAGTTCTGAATGTTTTTTCTCACCCTTTAACAAATGAAGCGCTCTGTTATCATTCTTATTCTGCTTATGCTCCTCACCGTCCTCGCGATCAGCCGCGCCGGCGTTCGACGTGTCCCAGGTCAGACGACCCAAGCTGAACAGCGTCGTATCAAGGGTATGTCAGTTATAGTCGAGGATCTCTAAAACTGTATGAATAATTTGAAAACCAATTGGGACAATATAATGAACGACCCTGCATTTCGTCGAAATTTTACAGGTTGTCTGGGTGACTATGACATAACAAAGTGTCGCCGAATTATTCACCCAAAAGGGACGCTGTATACTCCCATTTCAGATGAAGAAGGTCATTTTATGGCTTATGAATTCATTGGGTCAAAAATCATACGTGTGTTTGACCCTGCACACCCCATGAGCCGGTACAGTGGTCATCTCGACCGTGATCTCATTTCAAAATTGTCAGGAAGACAAGTCGTTGTATGTCGCGATCATCCACAGAAACACGAAGAAGATACATTCTGTGCGACGTGGACGCTCGTGTGGCTTCGACCGGACCTACGACATCTAACGAAGAGTAACTAACGGCGAGCTGGGGCACGCGTGCCCCAGACCTTAGACCCTCTTCTTCCCAGCCAAAATAATCAACATCAGGCCAATAACGAGCGCAATCGTCGCACCCCATACAACCTTTTGATTCTCCTTTTCAAAAGGAACGGGCGGTGGTAAACTGACAGGACGTTCGACTTCATCCGGTACATGTACTGTATGAAGTCGAAGCGTGAATGAATTGACGTCAAGTCCGTGGAAATCCAGGGGTTTTCCGTTTCGGTCGAGCCAGCTGATTGTGAGTCTGTCAAGTGAATCGAGTCGTGATGGGAATGTCACATATACTGGGTAATCTGCCGCCTCTCTGAACGATTTTATTCCACCGGATGGAACATCCATTGGAATAATGGCAAATGAACGTGCCGATGTATTACTCGTCGTCGTGTATACACCCTGTGGATTTAGAACCAACTTCCGAGCATCAGTCGTGAACGGCGTCCGAAACTCTTCGATATCGAGCCAGATATAATCGTTCATTTCGAGACTCACGATGGTATTCGATACGATGTATGCATTTGCTGTTGGGTAAATCCCTTGGTAAACGGCATTGCTTGCAATTGGACTCGACAGTGTTGTTCCAAGCGGCAGACCGAGAATTTCTGCAATTTCCTGAGTCAAGGTCGTCACCGATGTCAAGTTTCCAGTGAAGAGAAACTTCCCTTCAGCTTCCAGGTAACTCAGTGCGACGTTCGATACTTGATCACTATTATTGAACGTGTCGACGAGTGAACACGTCGAGTAAAAACCAGGGTTCAAAGCCACGTTGGATGAATCAAATGTGAGTACATTCGAACTCGTCATGAGGTTATACATTGTGTTTGGGATTTTGGCCGAAATCAGATCAACCTGACTTATATTATGGACGGGCGACTGAAGAAACAGAGTGTACGAGTTCCCTGATGGATACAATGTCACGTCTCTCTGTCTCGAATCGACGTACAACGTCGTCTCCATCTACCTAAAACCAACATTAAAAGAAATATTAGAAATGGTGCAGTATTGGCTCGACCGCGCTCGTATCAAGGATGGTCCTACTGACGTCACGGTAGTGCCTGTGAGTTTTGTGACGACGGAGCTTGCAGACCAGCTCAATCGTATCGTGGCACCTGAAGATGAGATTGTGGATGGCGAAGAGGCTGCAAAGAACGATTGGGTTTTTGAACTCAAGCCTGGTGACGTTTTTCCAGTACAGATCATCGCGTCGATCCAGGAGACGCTCAATGCGTCCAAGTTTGACGCTATGATGTTTCCAGTTGTGTACCGCGGAAGTCCAGTATTCGAGAAGCGCTTCTACAAGCGTTCGGGCTCAGAGAATGTCCAGCAGGCAAACATGCCTATTTTTAACCTAAACCCTCCCCCCGCAGAGTCTTCAGTATGAAGGAACATGTACGGTCAGTCGCGATACGGGTATGGCATTCCCTCGGACCTGGGTTTTCGGAGCGCGTATACCACAACGCCATGGAGGTTGGGCTTCGAAAGTTGAGTATCCCGTATCAAACGGAGCGAATCGTTCCAATCATGTTTGATGAGCATGCAATTGGAAACATTCGTGCGGATCTCATCGTGGATTCTCGTATCATCGTTGAGTTGAAATCGGTGAAGGCTCTCAAGGATGAGCACCGTATCCAAACGCGTATGTACATGAGGCTGCTGGGTCTGTCTGAGGCTGTTCTGATTAATTTTCCAAATTCGGGAAGTGACCTCGAAGTGGAAGACCTTACATCCTCGAAAGGTAACGTGCTCGATTTATCGAGTACCCATCCATCACCAGACGTTTGAATTTCTTTTCGATGTTGGCTGTTGACTTTTTGACTGGACTCGCTTTTTTACGCGTAACATTTTTGGGTTTGTAGCCCAAGATCTCGACAACAAGTTTCATCATTTAAAAAGACCTGACATTTTAAACTCAAATGTTCACACCAGAGATGAAAAAGGCGGCTGCTACAGTGGTACGTGATTCTGATACGAAGATGTCGACGCGGGTTCTTTCTGCCCTGTACTATTTGACCATACGGGCTTGTGATATTATCGACTGGTGGTTCCCGGTGAAACCAGTAAAAAAATCTCAGTGAGGACTCAGCAAGTCGGGAACCACTGCCACCCAAGGTCAGCGGTAATTTTCTTCCATATAATGTCATGCTTGTAAAGCTTTTCTTTTGACTTGAGCAATGGAAAGCACGGCAAGTATTCATCTTCACCGAGGAGTTCACAGAATTTGTACAAGACGTAGCTGTAACTCAAAAAGTTTTTACGGTTCTCGGGACAATGTTTCTCAAAAGGCTTTTGAATCTGCCCAAACATGAGTCGAAGTCGGTCTTCCAATGCTTGAGGCATGGCTGGTGGTTTAACCCCGTTGAGAATCGTTGTGATGTAGGGTGCATGTTCGTAGTATTTATTCATGTGAATCTTCTTGAGTATTTCGCGCACCTTGCGGTGTGTCAGGTCTGACTTGTCTTTGATGCGCTGTTTTTTCACTTCGAGTTGTAATTGATCAATCAGTTCTTGCGGTACACTCGTGTACTCTTTTGCCTGGAACTGATTGACCCATTCGTTGAAATGGTTCTCACGCCGGTAGGAATAGACGACATGGCGTTCCATGTCCTGCTCCTCCTTGAAACCCACTTCTTGACATTGGACGTAATCTGTCATTCCACACTGAAGACAGATCATGTCACTCGTCGTGTCGTCAAGTGTATGTTCAAATGAACCACATCCTTTGCACTTGGGTATATACCCTGGATTCTTCTTTTGCATAGGCGTGATATGATTCCCTTCTACGGTTGTCATGTACTTTTCGTATACATCCTTCTTCTTCCCTCCAGCTGATTCAAACTCCATTATTAAAGGAATGCATTCAGCCATATAGTCATACATCTCCTGTTGCGCAGCAGAATCCCCTTTAGATATTCTTTTTTGAAATTCAGCTAAGCGTTCTTGATAGCGTCCTTCCATTATAAATAATATATCGTTTTCTTTTAGTTAATGTGGGTCCTAAATATCATCGAACAATGTAGACCAAAAAATTTTCAAGTACATCAGATGTTCAGACACGACGGGAATGAATTGATACCTGTTAACGAATTCAAGCCAGGCGAACATGGACACGTCGATTACTATTTTGGAGGACAAATGTACACACACATCGGAAACTGGCCCATCCAGAACATCGTTCCTCGATTTTCAGTTCCTGTACACAGTGCAATATTCACAGACAACTGTGACAGAAAACCAGTGTTCTGTACTGAAATCATCAGGCGCCATTCGGGTCCTACACAATCACCAGTATCATTCGACGTATACTCCCCTCGTCCACATTTCACAGTTTCATTCTCAGGAGGGTTGAAAATCTCCTTGGGAATCAAATGGGTTCTCGTAAAAAAAGTTTCAGGTACAGTTTGCATTCAGAACGTCCTCGGTCAAGTGACACGTGTACAGGTTTGACGGACAAGGGGAGTGCCCGTTGCATATTCCACGCCGTTGTTGAGTCGCCCTTCACGAGGAGATCGTTCATCGTGTGAACGAGCTGAGAGGATTCGTTTTCCATTGATTATACTGGGTTAGCTCACTCCACCTTCGGTGCCAAGTAAAACTTGAGTTCACCGAGGTTTGCAACCGTGTACCGGAACACGATGGGCATATTGTCGTCGTCATCATGCTGCATCAGCTGCACGCTCGAGCACAGGCTCGTCGCACGTGTGAACATATTTATGTACTTGAGTGAAAACACATTCCCGAGCGCCTTGTCCTTTCCGGGCTCGACACACTCAAGGATAGTCTTTTGGTTTGCAAAGCCACCCTCACACTCGAGCTCGAGTGTGTTCTTCTTACGCGTGATTCGAATATCCTGAGCCAAGTTGTTCATGTCACGTGTCACGCGCTGGAAATCAACACTCGGAATGGTAGTCATGACGTTCATATCAATCTCAGGCACTGATAACATGTCGTCGTTGATATCCAGGAGCTTAAACTCAAATGACGTCGACGACTTTTTCGCTGCATTCTCAATGTGAATGTGGAGCAGGTACGAATCGTCAATCGACATACTCAGTGTATCCGTATTGGTCACCGACTTGAGCAGCTTGTACGTGTTTGACACATTGAGACCAGCCGTGTGTTCCCCCTCGCAATGATACTCTTCAAAGTTTTCAGCTGGCATCACCAGGTGGACGAGCGTCACGCGCGCCGTGTCGAGTGTGACAACCATGAGACCCTCTGGGCGGAACACGAGGTTGACATCGTTGATAATATCCTTGAGCACCTCAAAGACGGTGCGAAAGGCACTCGCCTGAATCGTCTTGAGACGAACCATACCTATAAAACACATACTCACTTTATACCTTTCTGGTAGGCATCAGACACCTTTCTATTCACCTTTTCCTCGAGTTCACGTGTCATCGGAGGCGCCAGGGGCATATTGAAGTGATCAAGGTCGAAATAGTTTCCAGCATCGTTGTCATGTGTGTCATCGAGCATGGCTCCGGAAAGAGCCGTCTGGTCAAACTCTTCAACACGCTCTTCTGGTTTCATCGATTCGATCCATTTGCGAACGTCATTTCCGACAACCAGATGACCATCGTTCGTCACCAGTGTGGGCACGCGTGTAATCTGTCTCGATGGAACCCCCTGAGTAGACACGTTATGGAAACGAATCATGTGAACGAGCGCCGGGTTTTCCCGAATCTCCTGAATCACCTGAGAACAATACGGACACTTGTCGCTGTAGACCAGAGTGGCCATCCTAGTATTGGATAACTTTTTGTACCCAGGAAGTCGACGCGGTCTTTTTTCTCGCCTGTTAATAATATGAAGGACGTTGTCGTATTTCTCCTTCTGGCAATTTTGGGATTTTTGCTGTGGAACCGCGGTGTGTTCATGAACGGTGAAGCGTTTGTGAACGTCAGCGATAACAAGCCAGTGAGCCCAGCAACGATCCAGACCATCATCAATGCCATTCAGACGAAGAACCCTGATGTGTACCCAGTCCAGACAATCTACATAAACTCTATGCAGGGTGACCAAGGGTCGGTGATGTATGATGCCCGTATCATGTTCGTCAACACACGTGGCTACTTTGGTGTCCAGTACGACATCAAGGCGGACGGTGACGGTAACATCCTTGAAATGTCTGAGCAGCCCCAGCCCGGCATAGGCGCTGCTGATGTTTTCGAGCCCTTCGGTCCCAGCGATTCGTACACCACGTTCGAGGACACCCAGGTTGTCCTGGACAAACAGTTTGCGGATCTGAAGACCCAGGTTCCGGGATACCAGGGTAAGCTTGACATTTGGCTGGAGCAGATGCGTGATACGGAGAGAAACAACGCCGACGCTGCGGCGTGGAACGGCACCGTTGTTTCTAAGCGTTAATTAGGAATGATTTCAGCACAAAATCTTGCTGAGCGAGAGCACAAGCGACTCGAGGTTCGCAAGGCAACCTACAAAGCAATTCTCGAACAGCTCTGTCGCAAAATCAAATCTGCGTCAGAACTTGGAGAACGTTCGTTGTTTTTGACAATTCCACCGTTTACCATAGGGTACCCTGCGTACGAGATTGACAGCACAACCGTGTACATTCAGCGTCAGCTTGACCGACTCGGATACAAAGTGATCAAGGTGGCACAGGGCACGTTGGGTATCAGCTGGGGCGACACGAAACCCAAGGGACCTGTCATCATTGATCACTCTGCTGAAGAAGAGTCTACGAGAAGCATTTCGCTTCCGTCTCTCGCGAATCTACAAAAGACAGCTGCGAAATTGCGTGGAAAAAAGTGATTACTTGGACATTGCAGCTGCACCAACAATTCCTATAGGAATGATAATGAGTATCCATAGCCAATTTAAAGATGAATCATCAGTTGCCGCCGCTGGTGCCGCCGCCGCTGGTGCCGCTGGCACAGTCACGTTTTGTTTGAGTGAGTCGACACTGACACCTGTAACAGATGGAAGTGTTGGAGCTGTCACGCCGTTCATTACGTTATTCAGCCCAGAAACACTAAAAGTTGGAAAGGTGACTCCATCGAGAAAATTTTGTGTTCCACTGAGAGCCATTACTATTTACGAGGAATTAATAACGATAGGAGAGTCCTGGATGTTTTTTGCAAGCTGAGCTGCAGCTTCTGCAACTTGGGTCGTAAACTTTTGTTTATCACTTGCAGAAACACTCGCCCATGCCTGTGTAAATTTTATACCGAAAGCAGACATGATGGTGTTTACGATATTAGTCTGCCAAACCTGCTTGAGGTCATCTGGAAGTCCACGGAACTCCGCCAGGTCCATGATGCTGAGCGGGCTGGATGCGGTGTACATCTCACGCATAACAAACAGTTTGATGAACATGACGATGACGAGGATCCAGAGGATGATACGTTCATAATCGATATGCATTATATATATCCACTGAAAAAAAAAGTGCGCGAGTCTTGTACGAAAAATTAAACCCGCTACCATCAATGGACTCGACAGCTATCCTAGTCGAGGCCGAACGCAAGTTTATGATCAAGCTGTGTAACGCCATGACGCCCGTGATGATTGATGCCTTCTACGAGATGTACAAAAAGGCGATCGAGGTGTCAAAGGGACGTCAGACGCTCATTCACTACCAGACGCTGCTCCAGGAGGTGCCTCACTGGAACAATACCATCGTGAAGCAGCACGCCGACGCCATCATCAAGTCCTGTTCGATGTTTCCCAACCTGCTCGCCGCCGTGTTTGTCATTTCAGTCAAGATCATGTCCGCCGTGCGTATTTCATCCGACTCGAAAAAGATTAACATCAAACTGCCATCCAATGACGTGTTTGTTCACTCGTGCTACATCGCTGTTGCCAAAAGCCTGTACGAGGATCCATACGTCATAGTTGATAAGATGTCTGACCAGGATCGTCGCATCAAGATGGGGGCTCGTTTCAGCGAACTGATCAAGGAGGTGGTTGATGATTTTATTCCTGTACAACAAATCCTTGATACGTACATTCCCAACTTTACAGGCGACCTCGACATGGGTGGTGCCAACGAAGACCCCACAGACCCTGCGGATCCAGAGACGGAAGAAGAGTCAACGCCGGTTGCAACGCCGTTGCCCGGTGTACCAGAGGCTGGAACGCCGGCAGCACCAGAAGAGGCTGGAACGCCGGCACCCGAGGCGGGCACACCAGCACCAGAGGCTGGAACGCCGGTGCGAGATGAATTCCCTGAGCCCGGTAGACCAGGTCTCCCCCCGGCGGTTAAATATGTTCCAGTCAAGGTTCACAACGAGACGTTGTTCGACGACGCTCCGGATAAATAAATTCTATTCGATTAGTAGATGGCTGATCACTATTTCCGTGAGCCTATGAGCGCTGCTCTGATTGCAGCCGCAGCGACTGTTGCTTACATTCACATTCGCGCATCGCTGAACAACGAAAAGGCGCTGCCTAATTCTGCGTACTTCAAGCCTGCATTCCTCGTCGGTTTGCTCGTGTACATCATCGTCCACCAAGGGAACGGACACCAAGAGACTATTTCAACCACGCCGTTCAGGGCCTGAGTCCAACAGGTTTGGAACTTAAAGTATTCAGTACACAATTCATCAATGGCGACCACCACCAACGCTTTCAACGACATGATGCAGCAGTTTCTTGACGAGCTTGTTCTCACCTTCCCCAATGAGAAGAAGCTGGTAAAGTACCAGAACACGTTTGTGCTTCTGCGCAAGGCGAACCAGAAGAAGCCTCTGAAGGAGTTTATGGAGACGGTGGGTCCCTTTGCAAACCACCTGATGCAGAAGGATGAGGAGTTTTTCCAGACTCACGCGTCAGATGTGCCTTTTCTAAATGACCTGGACATTCCTCGTCTGTGGAACTCTGATCTGTCCGAGACGACGAAGAATGCCATCTGGCAGTACCTTCAGACGCTGTACATTCTGGGTACGACCATCTCAGCTCTTCCAGCCGAGACGCTCAACATGATCGAGTCTGTGGCACAGAAGTGTGCCAGCCAGCTCCAGGATACAGCAACCACCCCCGATGGCACAATCGACGAGGCGGCTCTGATGAGCAGCATGAACGGTCTGATGTCGTCTCTACTCAAGGGTGGTAAGGGTCCCCTGATCTGAAAGTTGCCACCACCAGCCGACAGACAACGGGAAAGGACAAGTCGCCTCGCGACTTGGACTCCAGCCCCGTTGGAGTAAAAAATCTCCACGTAAACTAGAAGATGACGATTGACATGCGTGAACTCATTGCAAAAGATCAAATGCTCAATTTTTGGCCGACGTCTCGTCAGACGGCCGAGGAGCGAGTACTTGCAACGACTCGTTTCATTGTGTACGCCGTCGTGCTCACCTACCTGATTCGCCGTGATGCTCGCATCGTTGCTCTCGGTGCCCTCGTCATTGCCGCTCTTTATGTACTGTACGGTATGAACATGATTCCAGATGGTAATCGTACAGTGTCGACGGGTCCAAAGGTGATGAGCGGTCTGCGCATGCCGACGCGCGATAATCCAATGGCCAACTACCTTCTTGGCGATGACCCAAGCTACGCGCAGCAGGCTCCATGGTACCCGTCGATGAAGGAGGAGGTTCAGAACGAGTGGAAATCGATCCACCCGTTCGAGCGTAAACGCGACGCAGAGCGCAACTTCTACACGACGGCCGCGACAACATGGCCAAACGACCAGGCGGCTTTCACCAACGCCGCGTTCGGAAAACCGTTCGCCCCTATGTGCCGTGATGACCCATCTGCGTGCAACCCCGACGGTCCATATGCCCGTGGACCAGAGCGTGTACAGATTCGTGGTGGTAACGGGCGATAGACTTGTGTTGTTTAAATCTGGAGTATAAATAATGGACTATAAGTTGAAAATCAAAGTCAACTCGGCCGATGTCTACGAATATCAGCATTTAATTCAATGGTCCGATGTCAATTCGTATTATCACACACAGAATGGCTATTTAAGCGCTAACATGTTAGTCATCCCATTCTGTCTGGATACTGCATCGGTTCAGCCGACAGGAACCCTTAATTTTTCACGACTGGATAAGTTTGAGATTGTTACACCACCAAGTGTCCCTTTGACAACGATGCTGTCTGGACAATATATTTATGGTGTCGGGTACAACATCATAGATATCCACAACGGTTCTGCATCGTTGATGTACTATTAAATTCTACACAAATAACAGAATGGCCCAAATTCAGCTTCTTGCACGTGGGATACAGGACGCTTGGCTTTCTGGTGATCCCCAGGTTTCTTTTTATAGATCAAACATGAAACGACACACACCGTTCGGATTGGCAATCGAGCAATTTACAGTGCCTGTAGACGGAAAGATTGTCATTAACACAAAAAGCGATCTGTTGGGTTATACCTACCTCATGGCATACGACAAAACGACTGGAGCGCTTGTCCCAAACCCAGTATGGATGAACATCATCTCATCAG